TCCGGCTTATCCAGCCAAGACTTCATATACTAAAAGTGCGGTATTCATATAAAATTTTCCCCGGTCAAGACCAGGTACATAAACTATGAATAAACACATTCAGTATCAGTCTTGCCGACTTAAAGAACCTCCAACGGAGTAAGAAATTGCCATACCGCAGCAATATTACTTAAATTGGGAGAAAACGCTCCCTTCGTAGTGACATATCACCATACACAAAGCAATTACGCCAGTGGGGATATTGTTCGCGCAATACCCAAGTAAATTATCTATTTTGTATGAGTTAGATAAAACTCGCAACGAAGCTACAAAGGTGTTGAACCCGAAGTAGCGTTGAACTCCAAATAAGGAGCATTCAACAAGTAGTGCAAATTAAAATCTGTTCCAGCACACACAAATCGCGTGACTGGTCCTGCAGCACTTCCTGTACTCATACTACCTGATGTTTTACAATTGAATTCATACGTATCTTTGGATGACGAATCCAATGGAGATCCACACATCTGGAACAAAGGATTAGTACTTTGAAATTTATATATACTTATATGTGGCATTTCCACAGCCAAAGTTGGGGCAACTTTTATATTCGTATAATCCACACCTGAACTGCAATTTGTGAAAGTATTCAACCAATCGTTTCCCTGAATCAAATTAGCGGACGTGGCAACAATAGCTTGTGAAACACCAGATAAACTAGCTCCATTAGCTGCAATTGTTAAATTTGGGGTACGATCAATACGCGCACTTTCAAAGAGATTCTGATAATTTGCTGGCAAATCAAGATGCCATCTAATTGATCCTCGTCGTGCAACAAACATTGGAGCAAACCAAGTTAAATACGACCAATACGCATAATTAAATGGTTTAGTTGATACAGTGACCACACCATTTGCATGGGGATAAGCACTGGGATCATACCCAGGAGTTGTTGGAAAACGCATCATATTAAAATAATGGTTGTATATCACACCAGCACCTGTGGCCGCAAATGTTGGGCGTAGAACACTATGAAGAGTCGATCTCTGCAACAACTTTCGTAAACTACAGATCTCCTCACTCACACATGCGGTAGCAACCTTCGATTCCACATCAAATACTTCTTTGGATTGAATCATCATATTGGAGTACCTTTTCGTGATCTCTCTTGGATTAGCAAAAGCCATATCCGGACCTCCCTTTACATACATCTGGACTGTTACAAACGAAACATCCACAGGTGCTGTCAAATTGGTCAATACACGTACAGTTAATGTTCCATTATCACATTCTGCCACTCTAGGATCATACACAACACCTACTGGTTCATCAGTTGCATACATAGGAGCAGTATATAGCCATGGAGTTTTCTGTACATAAGGCACAACAAATTCAATATCCGTACCATCCTCAATATCATACAACGTAGTTTTGGCTACATGAGTGTAGTCATCTGTACCATCCAATGAAGCAACTGGATCCCAAGTTATACGCAAACGACCACGATGGTACCTAGTACAAATAATTTTGAATCTGTAAATAATAGAACCTCTCCAGAAATAAAATGCTTCTCCTACCATTGCCATTGGTGTTGGTGTAATACATTGAATCACGGTATCTCGCAGTGTCTTTCTACAGGCATCCGGTCGCACCTTGGCAAACATAATAAGATCTCCTGCAACAGCATCCGTATCCCATTCAGCAGAATATAGGAAACTCTCATGAGCAACTACATTCTGTATAGTCAACTCATCAGTACCATCTAAACCACAAATTCGTGGGTCAACTGTATTTTCTCCTTTCGGATCTAAAGTCATTTTTGTAGTACAGTCACCAATACCAACAGTTGACAGATCACAATAAGGACGCACACGAACTGGGGTTATGTCAACTATAACAGGTACAGTAGACCAACCAAACATTGTAGCTATTGCTCCAACTGCTTGAGCACCAATCTGTGTAGCCAAAGCCCACATTCCGATAATCGGTGCATTTACAAGAGATCCTGCAGCTTTAGCAATCATGGATGCAGGACGTGAAATTGCTCCCACTCCATACTCATCCTTGACTACCTTTGATTGCATTGCTAGACCAACAGTAGGTCCCATCAAGTCGGTTTCAGTACACCAAGCATACACAGCAACACTACATTCAACAGCTGAACCGTCATTTGCACTTGCTAGATCTTGGTAATTCAAGAAAGAAAGTTTTCCCAATTTTGCCACATCTGCAGCAGCAGTAATATCAACATAATTAAAAGGCGAAAAAAAAGGACAAACCATTTCTCCAGCTTTATTCTCCTGAGGATAAATATCAACATTCTTCTTTTGTGAATCAGCAACTAAAATATTTCCATTCACTCGCATGATCGTATCATTGGTATTCCACACGGGTAATGGTGTATAAATAGCCTTAATATGACCATAAAGAAAGGGCGACGCATTGACGATCACTTTCAGATGTAAGTTCCCTCTAAAAAAAGCATAATTATTCAATTTATACTTAATTTCAGCTTTGTTCAAATATTCTGTCCATGGATCAATAACAGATTCAGCCCGAGCTGAAAGATCCCATGCAAAATCATGTATCAAAACAGGACGAGCTAAAAAATCAGCTAATGAACCCATAGTAGTACGATCATCACCATAATAACCTCTTGGCACTATGGTTCCTCCAATCACTTCCTGGGCAACATTATCATCAAATTCTCCAGTTTCCTGCATCTGTGTCAAGCCTGCTTGTAAACGCAAGCCTGAATATTCATTTTGTGAAGAATCCACTCCACTCTCGGTTCCATTTAGAGTTGGAACACTCTCGATTCTGGATACACGACCAGTTTCTAAATTTTCTTGTTTGGTAATTTGTTTTTTCAACTCACTAGCTAATTGGGCTTTGTAAGAGGACAAGTTTAACCACATATTAGGTGGATATGTATGTTCTTGTGCTCGTGCACACGCACCACAATAAAGTGGCATATACATGCCTACTGCCAAAAATCTGCATACATACAGACATTTGGTAATTTTGAGGCAATTATAACACTGGTCATCTTCTCCACACCAGTAACAACACATATCGAAATCAGTCATTCTCAATTCATGGCAAAATGAACAATATCGCCACTCCTCAAGACTCTCCAAAGTATCTAGCACTCTTTTACTCTGTAATTTCATGGAAAGTTGTAAACCTCCATCATACTTTTCATTGATTGTCTTATATCTCAAATGTAGAACATCCCAAGTTTCCAAAGGAAGATCTGCAAAATGATCTTGCAATTCATGTTTCACAATCAAACCCAAAAATATATTGTGCCACATATCAAATGCGGCATGTCCATGCCAAAAGAATTCACCATTCTGAGTTCTCAAAAGAGCGCTGGCATGCTCCTCAACACTGATATTTACTGAAACAGTGTTTATCATGAGGCTCTTAAAGATTGAGTCCATTGCCAATGGACAGACATAAGCTCCGATCTCCTCGTCAAAACGCCATTTACGCTTCAAAAAAGAGCCATCACAAAGGTTCACATATGGTTTAGATTCACTCCCCTTCTCTGCCATTGTATACACAACACCAAATTTTGATAATTCCAATGATATTGCTGTGTGATTAAACCAAGGGCAATCCTCAGAAACGGACATTCCATTATCGTCACCATAAGTGATTAGTTTCACATGTTTCTTGAAGGATTCAATCTCAACTCCATCTCTGTACTGCAACTTTGCTGCCAACATCAAAAAGACATATCGCATATAAATACAATTAACAATTCCATTGATAATAACAGTCAAAGCATGACCAGATGGATTTTTACCCAAAAACTGAATAAGATCACCATTAAAATCACAAAGTGCAAACACGATATCACATCCTAAACACTTTATCATCTTACAATGCTCCTCTGAACAACCCATGAACCTGTGATAGGACTCAATGATATCAAAAGCAGCAAGCAAAACATCAGCAGTCATTGTTTTATCATAACCGGAAAAATCTCCGAAGATACAACGACTAATACCATTTGTTGCCAAATAATTGTACAAATCATGCCACTCCTTGCCTTGGGCTACAAGACCTGGAGCTGACTCGAAAAGTGTTTTGTGCGTCTGAACAACTCGCACAAAAGATAATAACAACATTCTACAAACTAATAAGAAGTCCACAGGAGAACACATAAAGACACGCGTACTTGCACTGTCAATCTTCTTTTGTTTCGTAGCTTCATCTTTAAGTGAGCAAGTGAAAATGGGAAAAGTTCTTTCCCCTCTTGCATACCTCTCTAAAATGGTATCAACGCGATCTATCACTTCATCATTGAATTGTATCTGGTCTTCTAATAAACCACCATTCTCCTTAAAAGTAAATAAGTGCTTCTTTGATTTCCGCCAGGGAAAACCAGCACTCGTACTTCTCTGGACAGAATCTATATATCTCAAACCAGGACAGCCATTGACTGCCGTATCCAAATCTAATATGTGTAAATCAAAATATGGATCATCCTCGCCACTACCATCACACCAATCAGCTAATAAAGCACTCTTCGCAACATATAAAGTTTCTGGATCCATTAGACAATCATTACGGATCAATTGCTGAAATGTATTCTGCCATGGCTTCCAGCCACTCATCACTGGTGGTCCATAATTACATTCACACCCTAAAGTTGTGAAATCATCATAAAACATTGTATGAGTGACTTTGGACCTTCCATGATTCCTAAAACCTACAAATGAGCCATAAAGTAGAGCATGCCCAGAGTCTGTGAAATTAACCACACTCTTAGTATGCATCTTACTTTGTAAAACAATAGTGGAACTCTTGGTACCCATAAGAGGAGCCAAATTTGCGAGAGCACTGCCAAATAGATTTGCCTCAACAAAAGAACGTGATAATGAGATCATACCAACTGTATCGATATTCAACCACTGATGGATTCCCAAAATAACGGGACCCATTGGAGACTGAGCCACTGCAATAGCACCACAATCTCCATCACGAGTCGATTCTTGCACTTTTGCCATCCACATTTTACAAGTATTACCTAATTGTGGATTCGTAAAATACCCTTTATGTGCACCTTTGAATGAAACAGACATGGAAGATCCATCATCGTTCACTCCGAGATAACATCCATCAAGATCTTGCGCTTCATACGTATCACTGGGAAATAATTCCAACATATCACGTTTTGGTGGTAAACACCTTACAGTAATGAAAACAATGTCTAAATGGGGGTGACGCTTCACATCACGCACTCCTAATTTAAAAAATAAATTTGAGGAAATGGTCGATCCCAAAGGATCTACAATCACTTCACACAAAACAGATGAGTCAAAAATTGGAAGACCATGATTTGTTGTCACACACGTACTACCTGAAATATAGAATGCTTTAGCAACAACCCAAGAAGAATCCTTCCTGAAGCGCAACGTAATACAATTTTTCAAAACAGCCTGATGTATGAGAGCTATATCTCTCCCTTTCCATGAAGGAGTTAAACCACCAACATCAAACGTATCTATTTTGTATGCATTTTGTTTCCATACACACTCTGGTTCATCCAAGGAAACGGGCTTACGTCCAAGCAAAGATGAAACACCACCCTGAAGAACAGGAGCTTTATCATTTCTAGTCACGTACTCAGTACTTTTACAATTTACATGTTCCTCTTTCAGAGCAATACAATCCCTGCAATTACAGGGTTTTATATCTTTCTTCTTTAATTCGGGAAAAATAGAACCATACGCTGTACGAGCGGCTAACATCAATAAAATAATTTGAGCCAAAACACCCATGGTTATAGGCATTTTAAAAGACTCATATCGCCTTCTACCCACAAAGGATATAAGCTTCAAACGAGCTTGAAAAATAGCCTGTGCATAAATATGTTGAGCTGCACGTGGTAATGCATCAAAGCATTTACATAACTGTATCAAACAAAAGAAAGAGAAAGTTCCAAAAATACGATAACGAAAAGAGTATAAACAAAAATATATAAACCAATTTAAAAGGAATGAAAAAATAGTAACAAAACAAGAAATTTCCTGAATTGAGCTCTGTAGTACCAAACCTTCTTCTGGACAACTACAAGGATGATTTGTAACAACCTTAAAACACCTTTCACATGTTTTCATAAATTGTAATTCATTCACACACCTTGTTACTTTATCCTGTGTCGCACAATGATTGGCAATAACTTTAGCATAATACTGGAGGAAATGTTCCATCCCAATATCTTCCAAAACCACACCATCATCGATAACAATATCTAATTTTCCAAAAATCTTTGCAGGAATTGGTCCGCCCTCTCTTACATTAGGAGTAGGCGCAAGCACTGTTATTAACCAGTAGTCAGGAATCTCACCTTCTTCTGTGAACAACTTAGCAGGATCAATGGAAATCCTATCTTTCCGTAATTCATCACGTGGACGAACGGAGAAAACATAAGGAAATCTACGAGTAAGAGCATAAGGATAAGCAAAATATTCATTTGCATGTAACTCACGCACATTTGTAGATGTTACCAGAATCTCACACATTAATGGTGTGGTACCCTTATCCTCCAAACTGGCTTGATTAGGACAATACGGAGCATTATTTACAATGCGTAAAATTTCAGCAAGAGTTGCATCCAATTCATTAACCTTTGAAGGATTCATGAAAGCTATATCATCGATGAGAATACTAAACATAAAGGTTCTAAAACCATCCCAATAATCAGCGACACAATTTTTTACATATCGACAACCGGGATCCATACTTTTCCTACGTACACTCGCATAATAATAATGCAAAATATCCATAAACAAAGTCTTAGCAACACTGGAATGTCCATAAACCAATATACTGAGAGGGGCCTTACGAGTCTTCATGGCTAATGTTTTAGACAGATGTTTATACTTCACCATCTGCAATTGCATAACAACTGCTCTAACAGTTTTCAAAACATATTTGTCCAAATCACAGCCAAATTTCAACATACTTTGACCCTGGGATATACATGTATCAGTCTTTTCAATCACGCTATGGATATCAATGCCGAAGGCCTCAGGATTGCCAAACATTCTTTCTTTGCAAATAACATCCATAGAATCTTCATACCACTTCTCATAAGAATTTTCAGAATGGAAGATGGTATCAAGTCTGCCAGTAGAATAGGACTGGAAACCCTTTTCAACAACAAACAATAATAAATCCAACAATGTATGTGAAAAATCCAAATTCATCATCATAGTTGAAGTATAATGTTCGTTAGCAATTTTTACACCCACCAGAGGATCAATACTCTTACCACCCATAGCTGACATCGCAGTGATATAAGATACGGTATGGTGAATTTTTTTCCAAAGGGGACTGGCTTTCAGACGCGGCCAGTTTTCAAGCATAGATTTAGATTTATCCAAACCATCTCGAATCTCAGCGGATTGTAGAGTCAAACCAAGATTCGAAATAGAAAAAAAATCATTCATATTTTTCTTGCATAATTTGAGGGCAAGAGAACCCTTAACACGCAATTTCAAGAATATCAAAGATGCAGCAACATAATCTGCTACTGTATCTGCTCTAAACAATTCATAAGAGAACAACATAACATCCTCCAAAAGATCACAAGCATTTTCCGCATCGCATTTTTCCACACCTAAAGTATGAAGACAATTTACAAGATTTGGGGTGTTCATTGATTATTTCGGAGGTTGTATCTGGATTTGTTGAGCACGTATTATTTCTCCCGGTGTAAGGATATCCCTGGTATTGCACCTGGGAAGTAACATATATGTAGAATATTCATACTCAAAATGTGAAACATAAAAAGAAAAGTAGTAACACACTTGAGAAAATATTAGTAGAAGAAACGTCAAATCTGAGAGGTTTCAAACAAAGGTAGTGAGAGCCAAGTGATTATGGCTATATATCCCTAATATTTTTATCCTAAATACATGCTTCTATGAAGAGGTAATGCCTACAAGCAATCAGCAAATACGTTCATAAGCTAAAAAGAATAAAAGAAATTTTTATACGCACGGGTTAAAAAGACCAGAAATCTGGTACCGTACGGTTAACATGAAATAATAAACTTATCCTACAAACAATCGGATAAGGTTACAGTTTAGTATGTAACTTTAAAAGAACCCTCCGAAGAGGGGGTCCTGAACATTTCCATCACAATAAAGTGGTAGGAAAAGAAGTGTCAACGACACTCATCAGTAAGGGGTAGTTTTTATCGTAAAACTAAACGTATTAAACAACATACAAAGAGTCCTAAACGAGGACTTAAGCTAAACTTCGACTAACGATAATGCACTGTTTTTCACCACTCAAACGTGGCAAAAACTCAGAAAATCAACAAAATGATTACACTCGCTAGCACGATAGTAGTAAATACAGAG